AATCTTTTTCCCAGTCAGTTAAATGTTCATATTTTTTATTGAACTTCTTAGCAATTAAATTAGTATAAACTTTTATTGGTAGTGTTCCCTCAACTACATTATCCGATACAGATTTTTGTGTTAATAAATGTGATACCAAATATTTTTTAGCATTCATTCTACCTTCAATTAAATTAGATTTAGTATCCCTAATTAAAATATCAATATTCTCTAATAATGTTTCTTTCGTATATACCTTATCTGATTTATATTTTAAAATAAAATCGTGTGCAATTGAAAAGTCATTTTCTAACGATTTAAGATAATCTATACTTTCATTCAAATAAGTAGTCGCATCCGACACATCATCAAATTTTTTATTCTCAATATTAGAATATGTTATGTAATATTCTTTAATTGTTTTATTGTTTTTAAGTATGTTATAAAACTCCTTAAATAATTTCTTAAACTTATTTTTATCTGAATAAGATTCAAATAATATATTGTTTATATCTTGTTTAATTTTACCAAATGTCATAGTCGTATTTTGTTATATCAATAAATATATAGTTATTCAATTATAGAATACTTTTATCAATTTTTTCTATCATTTCTTTTATATCCCTATTATAACTATCTGTTTTACTTATTAACTTTTCAGTTATTAAAGGCTTATGTCTTCCAGGTATAAATGATTCCTGTGGAGCCCCTTCAGGACCACCCGGAGGAGGTGTTCCACCACCACCCGATTCAGCACCTGTCTCAGGACTTACACCAGGTGCTTCACCACCTGTTTCAGGACCTCCACCAAATTCGGTTCCACCACCGAATCCACCTATTTCAGGACCTCCACCAAATTCATTATTGGCTTCAGGAGCGCCTTCAGCAGGAACAGGACCACCTTCACCAGGTTTAACCCCATAAATCTTATCAACTTTATCAAATACACCTGTTTTTGGTATAACTGAAGCAGTATTAGCCAATTCAGCCGCCGCAGCTTTCTCAATTCTTTGTTGTTGTAAATCTAATGCAATTTCTTCATCTGACATACCTAATATTTCTTTCTTAGCCCTTACCATAGATATAGCTGAGAAACCATTACCTGCGTCAGCCATTGCTTTAGAATAAACATCCAATTTCTGAGACCATAATTCAATCTTTAATAATTCCGCTTGGGTTGAAGGATTAGTTAAAGCTAATGTAAAATTATCTAACTCTTCTTCATATCCTAACATAAATAAATGAATAATAGCAATCTTATTCAATTCTTGAATCATTGCTTTTTGTATTCTATTTACTGTCCTTGAAAATCTAATATCTAATAACGATAAGTTTTTACCATCACCCACAGCTTCACCAAAACCTAAGAAAGGTGCTGGTACTCTAATAGCGGCAAATAATTTCTTTTGTAAGTATTCAATATCATCAATTGGTAATGGCGCAGCTCCTGGTAATGTATCAATAGGACTTGCAGCATTTTCAGTTCTAACAGGAACAAACCAATCTTGGTCAATACCTGCTTGATTATATCTTAAATCAATTTGCCCTGTTTTACTATCAACAATAGGTGTTCTTTTAAACTTATTCGCTATTTTTTGGATGTATGCTTCAATATCACTATCTTCCATATTACCAACAAACACTTTAAATATCCTTCTTTCAGGTGCTCTTACAACCCTATAAATCAACATAGCATCTTCCGACATTACTAATTGTCTATAAATCCTTCTCGCTTTTTCTAATATTGATGTTCCGTATGGTAATTTTCTATCATCACCTAATAATCTAAAATGAGCAATCTGAAATGGTTCAAATTGTAAATCTTTTGTCTTGTATTGAAATCTAATTTTCTTTTTCTTCGCAATTAAATCGGTATCTTCAAATCTCTCAATTTCAATTGTAGGTAATTGGGTACAACCAACAACCCCTTCACCATGTTCCAAATGTAAATAAACAAAGTTATCACCATATTTTACCGTATTCCTTGTCCAAGCTTGTAAGTTTGTTTCAATATCCAATGTTTTATTAAAAAGGTCTTGAAGTATCGACCTAACCCTTTCTGATTCTGAAAATATTGTTAATACTTTACCTTGTTCTGATGGAACTGTTGCTTCTTCAGACATAATATCCAAAGCCGCAGCAATCTCAGGGAAAAACTCCATTGATTCAAAATCGTAATATGCCGCCATCCTGGTTGGTTCATTGTGAATTGAACGAGCATACATATCATTTTCAACCTTACCCCATAAATCATTTATGTATTTTTGTTGTTGAAGTTCTGTTTTTGTTTGCTTAAACTCTTCAGGACTTGTTGTCACCAATAATGGATCTACAGGTCTCTGAGGTTTATTTATTTTTCTTTTATTTTCATTATTGGGTCCTAATAATATACCCATTCTCTGAAATATCGTTAAACTATTTTCTGCCATATATATAAATATTTATATTTTTTATTTCATCCCAAATAACCAACCAAATTCATTTTGAGCTTGTCTTTGATTTGTTTGTCCCCCCAAAGGATTCATTTTATCTTGCATATTATATGTTGGAATACCTGTCACGGTTGTTTCAACAGTCCAAGAATTTAATAATGATTTTATTTGTGATTCATTCTTTGTAAGTTCCTTAAACCTTACCTCACATAAGTATAATGCCAATGCTAAAGAAAATAAACAGTCATCATTACATCCTTTCATATGATCAGGTCTTCCAGATGCCGTCACAATAAATGTTCTCATTTCAGATAACGTTCTTTGACTTCTTACTTTGAAACCTTGTCTTACATTCCTTTCAAACGCATCTAATACATTCATCCTTGTTATTGATGAACCTATCACCAATCCAGCGGGTAATTCATCCTTATTGATATAACCATACATATCCTTTCCTTTATAATCATAAAAGAAGTTTTTGTATCCGAATTCTTTTAACTTATTTACACATATTAAACCCAATCCACCTGTTAAATCTGTTATTAACATTGGATTACCATACATCTCTAAATATTTTAATATAAATTCAGCAACCACATCAGGAGCCATCTTACCTTTCCATTCAAACACTTGTTCCCAAGTTTCAAAATCAACAATAGTTAAAACACTCCAGTCATCTGATTGTCCCAAAGAAATATCCAATCCTGCGGCATATCTATGTCCTTTTTCAGGTTCTTTAAATATCCATACCGATTTATCAAAACCCTCAACCCTGATAGGATCAATTACATTTTCTAATTTTTGTTTATCAATATCTTCACCAGCAACAAATGTATTACCTGAACCCACAAAGTTTCCATCAATCTCTTGACTTACTTTTCTTGGTGAATCCATATCGGCTTTCATACCTTCATACCACGGCGAAGTTGGTTTCCAACCATTCCTTACCAATTCCTTCCATTCATCTTCATTCCAATTCTCAATGGTTTGATCATCCTTCAACCACATCAAATTGATGTTATATCTTGGATCTTGATACCATTTGATTTCATTTATAATAAACGTATTTTTACCTAATGTGGAATTATTATATGTTTTCCAATATAATAAATCATTACCATTTGGGGTTGAAATAAGAATTGCTCTACCCCCTGTTGATAATGCCGCCATAGATGCTGTCCAGAATTCTTCCACATCAATATTATCAATGTGAGCCGCCTCATCAATAATCATTAAAGTAGGTGTATAACCCCTTAAAGCATCCATTGATGTTGCAACGGCTTTAACTTCAGATTTGTTATATAATATCTTATGAAATTCCGTTGTTTTATCATACATTTTATCTTTTGGAACATCAAAAATCCAATCAGGACATTGGTTGATGAATTCATTCACCTTTTTTAACATTAAGGCTGCAGTATCTCGTTTATTCGCAACAATAAGAACCTTCTCAGGAGATTCTTCATCGGCGAATAATAATAACCAGCAAACATAGGCTGCTGTAATAGTAGATAACCCAGCTTGTCTGTATTTCAAAGCTAGGTTATATCTTTCGTTTTTAAAATTATGTAGTATGTTTTTTTGTATGTCAAACAATTTAAAAGGGACATTACCCTTTTGTGTTTGATCGTATGTTGTTAAGTAATTTTCAATGAAATAAACATAATCCAGACTACACTTTAAATATTCACTTGTAATATCATTCATATTACAATAAATAGTTAGGATAGTTTATTTTCAAGATTTTCTTTTAGAGTCGTATATACAATTTGAAAATTGTCAACATCACTCATAGTTTTGTCTTTAGTAATATCTAATACAGATCTAAAGAACTCTTTCATACCAATAACAATCTTATCTTTATCTTTAGCAACATAAAAGTTTTCGTGTAAGAAATACCAAAAGTAATCTTTATGATACCCTTCTTCCTTAAACTTAATTTTTTCTTTCTTATATTGATTTATTGTTTGTTTCCATATCCAATTAAAATGACTATATCTATCAGTATCATTTGTAATTGTATCATCACCCAAATAACTATCGTGTAATATTGATAGTAGGGTGACGGTAAAATCAATAAACAAATCAGTTTGTTCAACCTTTACGTTTTGTTGTGTAAAGAAATCTTTTGTTTTTTCTTTAGGTAAAAACTTTCCAATATATTCTATAAAGTTTTTAGGGTTATCCATTTTAGTCATTGAATTCTTTATAGATATTTAATACTTCAGCAACTATCGGATGTCTATGGTTTTCTTTTAAAGTGATTACTTTAAATCCTTTTACTTTACCATCTAAACCTGTTAAAAACGAAAGTCCTGATTCTTTTTTATTCCTTAAATCCACTTGTGATGTATCACCACATAGAACCATTTTACTTCTCATACCCAATCTACCAATAATCAATTCTGTTTGCGTATGAATTAAGTTTTGACATTCATCTGCAATAATAAATGAATCTTGGAATGTATGACCTCTCATATAAGCCAAAGGTATCATTTGAATCACACCCTCTTTAATCATCTCATCCACCTTTTGTTTATTATATAACTTATAAAAGTTATTATGTAAAGGTTGAATGTATGGTTGTAATTTATCATCAGCTCCACCAGGTAAGAATCCAATTTCTTCTTTTGATACTGCTGGACGACAAATAATAATTTTTTCAATTTCCCTTCTATTGTATAAATCTAACGCTATTAAACAAGCCAATAATGTCTTTCCTGAACCAGCTTGTCCTTTAAGAACCGTTATGTCATTTTCCAATATTAACCTTTTAGCATCTTTTTGTTCAGCATTAAGGTCAATATTATATCTAATATCACCTTTAGGTTTTCTTTTTTGGGTGTTAGTTGTTTTACCTGTATATTCCATATTCATAAATATTTGTTTTATATCTTTATTTTAATTAAAATGCTTTGAAAATAAAGCATAAAAAAAGCCACAAGGAATTATTGTATTCTTTGTGGCTTTAAATTAGTTATTATCATTCAGTTATGATTTTATTCTTTTGTTAAACCTTTTACTTCGTTTAACATTTTCTTTAAAGTAGCATTTACATCTTCTTTCATAACACTTTTAGCCGTTGGCTTTGTGTTATAGTTGTAATTCATCAACTTCATAATTTTAGAAGCTTCTTCATTTATCATCTTCTTATTTTTATCAGCCAATACAATCAATTCACCTTCTTCAAATCTAACTTTAGCAGTTCTATTGTTGTCAGCGATTTCAAATACTAAACCATTTACTTGGTATTCACTTGGAATAACAACTTTATCTAAGTTCTCAGCATTTTCAACTCTTAATGTTCCCAAATTAATTGAAGCAAACCCTGATGAAATACTCATATTTGCTGATGGTCTTTCAACTTTTGGTTGTGGAGTTGAATTAATTTCTTTCATATCATCATTATTTAAGATAGTCATCCAACCTTCAGATTCTTTTACTTCTTTCTTCTTGAAGATTTTTGATTTAGATTTCTTCATTTTAGCGTCTTTAGCTGCTTTTTTCATTGGTTCTTTTTTATCGCCATCTTTATCTAAATCTAAGAAATCAGGTTTTGATTTTTTACCTTCTTTCATTTTGATTGCCTCTGCAATAATTCTATCTACGATAGATGATATTGATTCTTCTACATTCTTATTTTTACCGAATGCTTTATAATTATTTACTAAATCTTTCATAGGTTTTGGGTCTTTATAAAATGTGTGATACACCGCTTGTTTATTCTGTAATTCTTTTCTTTTATTAGCAATTCTCATTGAAATGCTTTCGTCACCATCTAAATTTTTTCTAACTCTTTCTTTAAACTTATCTGATGGCTCTCTATCATAATCTAAATCTAAATTATTCATACCTGATTTAGCTAATTCTCCAATATAAGCTTCATCATTTTCAACACCATATTTCTTAGTGTTATTATCACCAGCGGCAGTCTTTGCTGTTCCACCATTATCAACCAATTGTGGTTTTAATTTAATATCATTATATTTGGAAACCTTCTTCATACTTTCTTCATAAGCCGATTTATTTTCTTTGGCATTATCTTTTGATATTTTGTTATACATACCAACACCAGGCGCAGCTCCACCAATACCAGGTAAGCTTCTTCTACCCATTATATCAGCTTCTCTCAAGGTTTTTCCACCTCCACAACCACATCCACCTTCTTTAAGTGTTTTTTCATTTTCTTTATTAAACTCACGTTTGAATTTAACCTTAGCTTCTTTCTCAGTATGATCCATATATTTACGTTTAAATAAATCACCATTATTAAGACGCTTACTTAAAATCAAATAACCTGTTTTTGTTTTTTCCACATCAATAGATTCGTTAATGGATTTCTTTCCTCCACAACCACATCCACCTTCATTCATCTTATATGTTTTGATGTTAGATACCGTTACTTTTTCATTATTATAATCACTTTTCAATACATCTTTATAACCTATTTTACCATTACCTTTTAATGATTTTTCTAAAAAAGTTTTAGCGTCTTTATGGGTTTTTGATATATTCTTAACACTACCTTTGTTATCCATAGTATAAAATAATTCAATTGTATTATCCTCACCTTCATTTACATTATCAACTACAATAGCGGAAATCTTTTTCTTTTTTAAGTCATCAACTGTCTTAGTGATATCTTTATTCTTAGATTTTGAGACGTAAGCAACCTTTTCATTTGACGCAATTTCTTCATCAACAATAAAATTGTCACTATCATCAAATAAATCTTCCATAGTAACCCTTCTTTTTGGTTTCATACTTTTACCCTTACTTTTTCTCTCAACGAATCTGTAATCATCTACATTTTCATATTTTTCGTTAATATTCATACCTATAAATATATTACTTTTCTATTTTTGATAGTTTTTTATAATAATAAATATCTTCAAATAAATGATCCTTAGCAATCTCTCTAGCAATTCTCTTATTATCGGTATGTTCCATTTCAACTTTAATACCCTTTAACCATTCTTTCATCGCTATTTGAGGAGATACTTTATGTTTTTTAGCGATTTCTCTAATCGTCATACCATTTGATTTACCACCAGGTATTACTTCTTCATTAACCCATTTTGTCTTTGTTAAATGAACATTTCCTTTATACCCCTTCGGATATGTTGGAGTTAATTCCATTTCACCTGATAATGAACTTTCACCTTTATATTTATCACTTAATTCCAAAGGAGCATCAACAGCACCCTGAGAACAATAAGGAAACTTCCTACATTTACTCTTTATCTTAACAAACTTACCACCCGGACCACCATAAGTTGTCTTAGCACCTTGTCTCATATTTGGAATATTCTTAGCCAAGAAACCAGGAGTTTCATATGACCCAGTTGATGATGAACCTGTTTCTTCATTAACCATTCTTTCAATTAAAGAAATTAACTCACTTTCCGATATTGTTAAAGTTTTTTTCATACTCTCTTTTCTTGGTTTATATGAAGCCATTGCTGGTTTATTACCTTTACCTACTTTACTATGTGTCTTTTCAACCCTTCTTTTCTGAGCACAAGCAGCCCTTTTTTGTTCATCAGTCATCTTAGATGCAACACCAGCAGCCCTACATTTAGGGTATGATTTATCGGTAGCCTTTTCTCTACCACAAGGAGGATGTTTTCCATCTTCCTTACGACATATATTAACCCAAGGTCCTTTAGGTTGCTTACTACCTTTTGGCTTCTTTTTAGTTCCAAACCAAACAGCCAAATCCTCATTGGTTAAATCTTCCCTTATTTTCTTCCTAATATTTTCCATAACATTAACAATATGATCCTGAACATTTTTTCTGTCCATCCAAACCTTTAAATCTACCTTTACATACTTGAACAGCAAAGCCCGATGAATAAGCACTTGGATAGACTTTAAACTTTGATTTAGCAGCGGCTTTACCTCTCGCGCATAATTTAGTTCCGGTTTTCTTTTTACCCTCAGATAAACTTTCATCCATCTCCATATATTCTTTAAGTTTAATAAACTCTTCTTTAGTTAAACCTGTTCTTATTTTTCTTCTGATTGGTTGATCCAATGCAGTTACATACGCTCCTGCTGAAGCTGTTCCTGTTTCTTCTTTAATATTTTTTTTATCTCTAACATCCTTAATGTTATAATATAAAGTATCCCACCAATCATCATCTTTCATATACTTATCAGCCATAGCTTTATTGATTGAAGAATCGTCTATGTAGTTATCAACCGCTTTTTCAACATCAACATCATTATATTTTTCAGGTAATACTTCTTCAATTTCAAGAGCCACATTCATAGGAGACATCATTTTAAAATCAATTGATTGTCCCAAACCTTTATTATCTCTTTTATATATTCCGTAAGTCATATCTTGACTACCAGAATCTTCACCATATTCTTTAATCATTCTTTCAATTAAAGAAATTAATTCACTTTCGTTTAATGTTATTGTCTTTTTCATAGTTATTTCCCTAAATTAGTTACCCAGAAGTTTCTTCTAGTCCATAATGTTTTATATAATGACACCAACACTTCTTTTGATATATCAGTCATTATTTTTTCAGTATCTTTACCCTTTAACTCTTTCTTTAATAAATCAAGAACAGTTTTTTCCAAATCCTTATCAATTAAATCCTTTATTTGTGATTTAATCATCTTTTCAACTTGATCCTTTTCTGTCTTATTTAATTCTTCAAATAGTATTTTTTTCATATATGTATAAATAGTTATAGTTTATATGTTTTACTATCACTCCTTAATTGACTTACTTCGTAATCAAAAGACACTAATAATTCATTTCCTTCAGTTATTACTATATCACCCCATATGTGAAATATACCATCAATTTCATTAGCAATACCCTCAATTAGTTTTTTCACCGGACGTTCAAACTCATTTAATTCGTAGTTAGACTTACTCCCATCAAAGATACCATGCATAAACCAATTCCATTCGTCAGGAGTTGTACTCATATCAAACCTAATAGATGTTTTATAATCCCTTATATATTGAAGAACAGGGTCCATACCTAATTCAGTCATAAATTGTTTATCCCTATCATCAATTTTCCTGGGAATAAATAACTTCTTTTTTTGATCTTCACTAATAATAATTTTCATATCTATATAAATACTTCAGAACATAAAAAAACCCCAATGAAGGGGTTTTTAATTTTTTTATATTAACATTTTATTATCAAAGATATGGACATTATTTTCAACCACACAAATCATATAGTCAATATTATGATACAATTTATTTATACCATTATATTTAATCTCATATGAATTATCAACATTTAATGTAATTGATGAACAAGTCTTAATTTGAGCCTTGAATTCTTTACCATTCTTAATGTTCCTGATAATTATATCATACCCACCAATCATATCATTCAAATTACCTAACTTACCAATACTAATTACTTCATAACCACCTTTAGATTTAAAATGGTTATCTAATTTGGTTTTAACTAAATCTTCTTTTTTACCCCCTTTTGATGACGTATATGATATCTTATCATTTATCTTAGGTAATATACCCAACCAATACCATTTATTAGTTATAACATAATCCATCATTGTTTCATACCCTTCTTTAGTTGATGGGTTAAAACTAATCTTATTTAGGGTTTCATTTACAATTATTGAGTATGCCAAAACATTTGTATTGATGTAATTTAGAATACTCTCCTCATCGTGTTTGTCAGATTTAAATATTCTTGGTTGTCTATACCCATCAATCTTTTTAAGAAGTTGTGGGTGATGAACCTCAAATATTCTTATATAGTCGTTTTTGAATGTCTTAAAACCAATAGTTTCTTTTAATTCTTTCCAATTCATATTTTTATAACAATATAGGAAATAGTTTAATAAAAAAAGGGGATAAACCCCTTTTTTTTACAACTTCTCACCAAGATAACATTCAGGTGATAAACTTAAACTATTACTATCCATACTACTTATTCTTTAAATCTAAGGTTAAATCTCTTGCGGCTTTTGCTCCCATAAGTTCCATAAAATTCAAAGCCCCATTACCATTACTACCACCTGATTGAATTTGTGGAACCACATTACCTTGATATTTACCGAAAGCATCTGCCCAATATCTTTGAACTTCTTTATAAGCTGCTAACTTTTGTTCCAAAGCCCCATTCGCTTGAATTTCAGTTCGTTTAGCGTATGCTTGAGCGTCTGCCAATGTTTTAATCTTCTTAGCTTCTAATTCAGCCGCTTGTGATTGAATTCTTTGTTGTTCCATATCTTGTTTAGCCACCTCAACCTTTGTTTCAGCCGCTACAACTTGTTTGGTTTGTTCTTGTTTCTGACGATATTCAATTTCAACAAGAGCCTGTTCTCCTTTAGCCTTAGCGGTTAATTGTTGTTGTTGTGCGGTTAATAATTCTTGTTTAGATACTGAAGCCCTTGTTGATGCGTCAATCTTCTTAGCTAACATATCATCCACACGTTTTTCATAATCCACATCGGTAATTTGAGCATCTGCCACCTGAATACCATATTCTTTGATTGATGAAAACTTACGTTTAGAATTACCCAATTTATCAGTTACTTGATTAGTTTCATATATACGTTTAGTTTCTTTTGCTAAACTATCATATACAACTCTATCACTTGTTTTAAGAATGAATACACCATTTTTTAATTGATCTAAATAATCTTGTGCCATTTGTGCTCTACCCCCTGAATAATGGGCTTCACTTGACATTAACTGAGCTGATGATTGGAGACATTCCTTAGTATAAGGAGCTAATCGTTTAGATACTAATGATTGTGGTGTTCTATGTGTATTGTGCATTACAATCATTTCTTTTTCGTCAATAGGTAGGATATATTGTGTGATACCACTTACAAGTGCTGTGGTAGCATCTCCACCAAAACGAATCTGAATCTTACCAATTTCAATAGTCCCATCACTTAAATCCATATCAGGTTGATCCGCTTGATAACTTACTGAAATCTGATTAGGCCATTCTTTATGTTTGGCTAAAAATCCTGCGTAATATACACCAGGTGTGAATTGAACGAATTGCTTACCATCCATCTGTTCCACTACGGTTCGCTCACCCGCATGGTTATAAGAAAATGGATTGAAAGATAGAAGAACGATAGCAGCGATAACTCCAACTACTAATTTTACGATTGTTGATTTTTGGATTCCCATATTTATTTATTTACTTTTAATTGTTTTACAAAGATAATACTTTTTTTTAAACTGCCAAATTTTATTTTTTAATTTCAGTTTTTTTACGAATTTCTTTTACTTTTTTTTCGGTTTCATTAACCTTTTCCACTACTTCTCGATAATCACCAGTCTTTTCTTCAACTTCCTTTTCAAGGTCATCTAACTCTTTTGGGTTATCACTTTCTTTACTTTTTTTATTTTTACTAAGGTAATTGACTAACCAATCACCACCAAAATAACTTATAACCAACACCGCGATTATAATTACAAACATTATTACTCTCATACTTCAAATATATTATTTTTATTTTAATTTATCAAATTACCCCAATACTTTTTTTACAATTTCGTGAATTTTAAATATCTCACCGTTTGACGAACCTTTCGTTAATAACCCAATACTTTCCAACGCTGATTTATATTCATCATATTTCATCTGAAAATCAATCGTCTCTTCAAAACAATCCTCATCAAAATCAAAACCAACTTCACAACCATATTTTTGTTTTATTAACCCTAAACACACAGGACAATCCTCATAATCCCCATATTTACATCCGTGTTTTTTACAACAATGTGTTTCATGCACACCCCACCTATCTTTAGGTATGTTTGTCCCATCCCTTTTACGGATTTCATCCTTTAATTCTTCCTTTAAGGAATCTATTTCGTCATATACACACTCAAAAGATGCTCGAACATCTTCTTGTTTTTTCTCAAGTTCATTCAA